TATCTAATTTAGAAAAAGTTAGAGATAAAATTTATGATTGCAGTTCTGTTGGGGATTATCTTAAACGTATTCAAGATGTTATGAATTATAACCAATTAAAGAACAGGCGTGTTGATTTTTACAGCAGATGGAATGAACCAGATGCTTTATTCAGAGTAGGAGCATAATGAATTGGGCATTACTGAAAAGATTGATTTTAAAAAAGAAAACGCGCGGGCAATTGCTTTTAGATGCACACCACGAGGATGCTGATGAAGGTATTATTGGCTGGAAATACTATAATAAAGAAATAGGAGTAAAAAGTAATGGGCTTATTCGACGAAGTATTTCACGAATGTGCGGAATGCAAAAGAAGGTATCATCAACAGGTGATGATACAAACAACAGATAAACTTGATCACTTATGTATCAGGTGTTTTAACAGGAAAAAAAATGAAAAAGAAAATGAAAAAACCACAACCAGCAACTCATTGTCCTCAACAAATAACAATGAAGACAAGAAAGCTGCTAGATCAAATGTGTAAGAAAACAAAATTATCAAGGCCTATGCAACTAGAACAAATTGTAGAGCAGGCATCTGTATGACAGAACAAATTATTAAACTTGATTTAGATATGACAGAAAGAGATCTTTTAAAAGAGTTTTCAAAACGCAGTAAAATTTTATATAATAAAGTTAAAACTGATTACGTACGGGTTGAAATTATGGGTAATAACGAACCTAATCCAAAACGTATGTATGAAGCGATACGAAAATTAGAAAAGGATATTACGCGTTGTCAAAACTTTTTAAGTGAGGTTTCCACTGTTATTGACAATTATCACCGAGAAAATGACATAGGATCAAGAGGAAACCTGCAATGAGCATGATGATAACAAACATTTTACTAGGGCTAATACTCTTAGCCCTGATAGGTATTGGATCTATGGTTTTTGTATTAGGTAGAATAATAGATGAACGCCTTAAATAAACTAATCAGTAAAAAATTTAGGGTCTTCCCGAAGGGGCTTTAAAATTTTTCTTAAAGCCTCTTTACCCTCCGCCAATACATTTCTCCACTCTTCCTGAGAAAAAGATTTATTATGTTTGGGGTCGTAAAAATGAACCGATATATCACCACATTTGTGACATTTATATATTTTCCGCACAGGACTATTAGGTAATAGCATAACCTTGCCTTTTTTAATATTTTAGCAAATTATAAGCAAAATTCCCCTAATATACAATATTAATCGTAATCTTCATGCATGGGGCAAGGGATAGGCTCCAGTTTGTCTTGCATTTCCTCAGAAGGGGTGCGTTCCTCTTTTTGTTTTTGCGATTCTTTTAATGACATATCAAGTAACTTTTGTTCCTCTTTCATTTTATCATAAAAATCAGGGACCATTACTTCTTATGCGCCTGTCGGTGCTTGTAAACCTGTTAGAGGAAAAGAATCAAAAGGGATGCAAAACGCTTCTGATTTTAATTTATTTTTATATTCTTGGGGCTTTTCTTTATAAGCGAAATTATACCTATCTCTAGCTATTATGCATTGCTCTTCCGTTGGATAAACAAAAGCATTATACCGTACTGATTTTTCACCAGGCATCGATATAATCATCAACAGTAACCAAATTTTAATCATTTAATTGATACTATTTACATTTTTATAAAGACACAAGAAAAACTAACAATATATTGATCCAAGTGAGGCTAGTATTAACTGGGAGGAAAAATAAACCCCACTTGGAACTCGTAAGTGATTAATCACTGATCTTTTTCTATTCTGTAGTTTTTGAAATTATCGGGGTCAAGCAATGGCCCGAAATACTGTGTACGGAAGCCCTTGTCATCTTCACCTCCTTGCCACGTTTGAGAAAAATGCGTGGTATCACTTGCTTCACCAGATGACTCACAGACCCAACACTGCTCCACCACTTTTTCCGCTTCAAAACATAACCGTACATATCCATTACCTTTACAATGAGAACAAATCATTGTAACCTTGCTTTGTTCTGAGGGTCTTTTTCTAGAGCGTCTCGGTAAGCGCGGTAAGAGTCTATTTGTTCATTATATACTTTTTCTATCTTACGTTTCATTAAAAACCTTCCTATTATTATTCCTAATAAAAATGCACTGATTATATATATTGTAGTCATGTTACCCAAAACCTTTCCTATATTTTCTTCCCGTGAATTTAGAATCAGGCGCAGGTGCATATCCTTTTTTAACTTTATCTCTATAGAGAACGCCTAGAATAGAATTTTTAGATGTATTAAACATTCTCCCCACTTCTCTTGCAGAATTCATTTTTAATAAATTTCTTGCTTCTTCTATCTCCTCATTAGTCCAGACTTTTCTCATATTTATTTCTTCCTTCTAATAAATTCTTTTATCAAACGATGTAATGACCCTAAATCCTCCGTAGTAGTGCCTTCTAGTCTTCTTGCTTTAATCAAAAGTTTAGCATTCCAAATTAGTGTGCGTCTTGCTAAATGAAATCCTGCCCAAAGACCTAATAAAAATGAGCAAGATACTGTAATTATTATATGTATTGTAGTCATGTTTCCCTTATATTAACCATTTACGAATATCCTCAGCTAACACGGACGTTGCTAAGTTTATTTTATTTCTTAACGAGTAAATAATTTTTTCATCAACTGTTCCTTCAGATACAAGATCAATATAAGTTACTTTTTTAGTTGTACCTATACGGTGATTTCTTGCTTCTGCCTGTTCTCTAATCTCAAGATCATAACTATTAGAGTAAAAAACAGAAAGACTTGCCGCAGTTAACGTGATCCCTCTTCCCCCTGTCATGGGTTGACCTATAAAGAATTGTGTGTCCTCGTCTTCTTGAAAACGTCTAATATTTTCTTGTCTATCACTTTGAGGAGTACTACCATAATATGTGACGACGGAGCGCGCACCATATTTCTTTACTAATGTTTTTTCTATCTCTTGAATATCATGTCTATAATTTGCCCAGATGATTGCTTTGTCACCATGCTCTTCTAGAATAGCCAACAATTCTTTGACACGGTTATTTGGCAACGATAGAACTTTACCATCATCCGTTGCCATATGACCACAAACAATTTGGTGGAGTCTAATCAACTGGGCAAGCACTGACGTTGTTGTCAATGTTTCTTCCTTGAGCTGCACTAATGCGTGTTTCTTCATTTGCATGTAGGCATCAAGTTGTTCGGGAGTCATGGATACCAATCTTTTCATCCATACTTGATCAGGGAGATCCAACGCATCTTTTTTTAAAACACGGTGGGAGAACTTTTGTAATTTGTAATTTAACTCATCTAAATTTTTATACCCTGTTACTTTATTAAAAGACCGGCCACCAAAAGATAAGCGTTGCAATTGACAGTACCTTGCGCGGAACGTGTAAATAGAACTGAAGCCTAGCAGCTCATGATTAAGAAAATTACATTGTGCATAAAGATCTTCAGGAGAATTGGTGATAGGGGAACCTGTCATGATAACACGGTAGCGTGCTAAGTTGCCAAGCTTTGTAATAGCTTTGGTACGAAGCGCGGTTGAGTTTTTAATGACCGTGCTTTCATCAACAACCATCATTGCTTGGCGTGTCATCAGAAATCTATCAGCAAATTTTTTACCACGATCCGTGGTGAACGCTTCCACATTCATAATTAAAATATTAAAGTGAACGGACTCGGAAATAAATAACGTCTGTAATTCTTCCTCGTGTTTTTTTGTTTTGTTCCCTGTCCATACAACAACATTATGATCAACATGCGTTGCCATATGCATTTCAATTTCTTTTACCCAGGTTCCTTTAACACCATTAGGACATATAACAAGTAAACCTACTATAAATCCGTTGTCATATAAAAAGGAGCAAGAGTCTATGAGAACTTTAGTTTTCCCACAACCCATTTCCATTAAAAGAGCAAATTCTTTTTCTCCTTTAGAAAAATGATTAAGCATAGCCCCCATTCCTGCTAATTGATGGGCATAGGGCTTAGTTTTAAAACTGTATTTGTTTCTGGTCATACTTTCTTTGATTAAAAATAATCCTCTCACCCTTAACTTTTTTCTTGTACAATGTAAATTAAAATAATATAGGGTATTTAGAAAGATGAAAGAATCAGAAAACAAAGGTAATGTGTATGTCATCCAAGAGGTGTCAAAGTTTAATGTTATTAGTGCTCAAGGATATGGGAATTTAATTCCTTTATTTGAAGAGGGAAAACAAATAATGTTATCTCCGGCTCCCGCGGTGCGTAAGGCAAAAACCATATTAAAAGACTTTAATGACAATGATTATTTGTTGTTAATAGGTGATCCATCTATGATTGGGTTAGCTTGTTCCGTAGCAGCATCTATTAATCGTGGAAAATATAAAGTTTTAAAATATGATAGACGTACTTTTACATACTACCCCATACAGATAGACATTAACGAGAGGAATAACTATGACCGAGAAAGTTGATTTTACAAACTACTTACCAAAAGAAGAAAATAACACTGTAGATATATCTGAAGTGAAGGATGTTTCAGAAGCGTCTAATAAATTTTTACAAATTGAAAGCGAGATCCTGGCTTTAGAACATCAAGCAAAATTAAAAAAACAAGAACTCCTTCAGATGAATGATTCTATCGTTCAGTTAATGGAGTCACGGGGAGTTAAAGAAATTAAATTGACCAATGGTGATGCTGTTAGTTTTAAACCTTTTTTTAAAGGCAGTATTACACGCGAAAAAGAAGCGGAAGCTTTTAAATGGCTCGAAGATAATAATCACGGAGAGCTTATTAAAAACATTGTGTCTATCAGGTTTGGGAAAGGGGATAATGATCAAGCATCTAAATTAATTGAAGATTTAGAGCAAAGTGGTTTAGCTCCTGACCAAAAACGCAAGGTCGAGCCAATGACCTTGAATGCCTTTATAGGTGAACAAATAAACTTGGGTAAAGAAATGCCGATTGAAACGTTTAGTGTTTTTATGGGCAACAAAGTTAAAATAAAAAAGGGTAAATAACGATGAACGATGTAATGAAAAAAAAGAAAAGCGAAGTATCGACGAATGTGATTGATTTCTCTAATTTTGCGGGTGCAGGATTTGAGAATGTAGACGCACAAGAAATGGCAATTCCATTTTTAAAGATTGCTAGTTCTCAGACTCCAGAAGTTAAAAAATCTAATGCTAAGTTTGTAGAAGGACTTGAGCAAGGAGATATTTTTAATTCTGTAACTAAAGATTTTTACAAAGGTGTAAGTGTTATACCATGTGCATTTCGTGTAAGAGGTGTTGAGTGGTCCCCTTTAGGTGAAGGAACAGGAGCTCCAGTAAAAATTTACGAACCAAAGGATATCCCTCCTTTAACTAGAGGTGCTGATGGAGAGGACCATTATTTAATTAATGGTGAAATGAGCCCTACTTACATTGTAAGAACGGCTGAATATTTTGTTTTACGCTTAAACGATGATGGATCTTTTGAGAGATGTCAAATTATTATGCAGAAAACTCAATATAAGAAATCTCGTTATTGGAATACAATGATGATGAATCAAAAAATTCAATTACCTAATGGTTCACTATTCACTCCTCCGATGTTTGCCAATGTATACAAAATGGAAGGTATACAAGAACAAAATAAAAAGAACGATTGGTGGGGATGGAAAATTGTTTTAGAGAAATCTGTTAATGATTTAAAAAATCCATCTTACTTGGTGGAAGAAGCTAAAAGTTTTCATGAACTTGTGACGTCTGGATCAATTGATCCAACACCAGAAGCTTTAAATGATACTGATCAAGATATTAAAGATGTTACTCCTAATGCGGATACTAACATTTTAGGATCTTAATTACCTCTATATTTTAGAGAGGGGCGAATTAATTATAACATTCTGTTATTTATGTAGTTTTATTCGCCCCTAGTTATTATTTATATTTATGAAAGCAGAAAAATTTAAACATATATTTACAGGTCTAGACCGTGTGCATGGTGAGTATCGCTATTCTGAAACAAAAATAAATGGGAAGCGTGATGGTAAAATGTTCACGAAACACGAACCACCAACCTTGCAAATGTATCAGGATCATCTTGATGGAAAGATGCCGGCTTTAGGGATAGTCCCCATTCGTGACGATGCAACAGCCACTTGGGGTTGTATTGATATTGACGAGTACCCGCTGGATCACAAAAAAATATTATCCAAAATACGAAAATATAAGTTACCATTAATAATGTGTTCCTCCAAATCTTTTGGGGCACATATTTTTCTTTTTTCCAAAAATCCACAGTCAGCAGCTATCTATCAACAAAAACTTAAAGAAATTTCTTCTTACATCGGATATGCACATACAGAAGTTTTCCCTAAACAAACAGAACTAGCCAATGAAAAAGATTCAGGTTCATGGCTGAACCTTCCTTATCATGGCGAGACACGGTACGCGTTTCTTGACAATGGTGAGGGTGCTTCTCTTGACGAGTTCTTTGACTTATACGACAAATATGTCTGTGATGATATTAGCAAAATCGCAATCAAGGTAGAACAAGAAGTCATAAAGGATGGTCCTCCCTGCTTACAAATTTTAACTACACAAGGGTTTCCTGAAGGAACAAGAAATAATGGGTTACTTAATATCGGAGTTTTTTATCGTAAATCTAATCCTGATGATTGGGAAGATTTACTTGAGGCCTATAACAGGAATTATATGGATCCTCCTTTAAATGCTACTGAAGTAACTACAGTACAAAAACAAGTTGGGAAGAAAAAACCAGATGGTGACTTTAAATATTTTTATCGTTGTAAGCAGCCCCCTATTAATTCTGTTTGTAATAAACCTTTATGTAAATTAAGAAAACACGGTGTTGGCCATTCAACGGCTGATCATCCAACCTATAGCGAGTTATCAGTTTTAGACAGTGTTCCTCCTATTTGGTTTTTAAATGTTGGAGATAGAAGAGTAGAGTTTAATGATTTAGGTGTTTTATATGTTCATGCATTGTTTAGAAAAATGGTAGGAGAACAGTTAAAAATTTATGTTCCTAAAGTTAAAGCCGATGATTGGGAAGAGATAGTGGCTATGTTATTTGAAAACATAAAAATAGATGAAGTCCCGGCAGATGTATCTAAAGTAGGGGAATTTTTAGATTACTTAAAAGAATTTTGTTTATCAAGAGGAGATTCTTTTTCTATGGATGAACTAGAAATGCAGAAATCTTTTACTGATGAGAACGTAAAAGAATTTAAAAAGAATGATACTGTTTTTAAATCACTTCCAACATATTTTCGTTTGGTTGATTTATCAAAATGGTTAGAGAATAGTAAGAATTTTAAAGTGCAACGTGTTTGGATCGTTCAACGATTAAAAGATATAGGAGGAATGAATATAACTGTAGCGGTTAGAAAAATACAAACAAGAGCCTGGGTTATTCCTGCTTATGAAAAATCTTTAGTAGAGATACCTACTCCTGCTAATATTAAAAATAATAAAGTTAGAAAAGAAAATGAAGTATTAGGAGGAGAAAATATAGATGAAGTGGATATACCTTTATGATTAATATAATTTTAGGACCACCAGGCACAGGTAAAACTACTAAGCTTTTAGATATTTGTAGGCAGAAAAAAGAACAAGGTGTTTCTTGGGATAAAATTGGATTTTTTTCATTTTCTAAGAAAGCTGCTTATGAAGCTAGAGATAGAGCGCGAGATAAATTTCAAGCAAGCAAAGATGACTTAGTTCACTTTAGGACTCTTCATAGTTTTGCTTATAGATGTCTTCCTATTGATAGAAATAATTTAATGAAATCTAAACATTGGAAAGAATTGTCTGAGTTAATAGGTTTTGATTTAGTTTTTGATACGAATGATGATTCAATTTATTCTAACTCTAATCATAAATTTGTTAATTTAATTAATATAGCCAGATTAAAAAATATTTCTTTAAAAGATGCTTGGAATAATGGGGATCATACTATTAATTGGCCTAAACTTGATTATCTTAATCGGTGTATAAAAGATTTTAAAGAAGAAAATGATTTATTTGATTTTACAGATATGATTGTTAATTACACAAATGACACATTTCTTACACAGTTTGATGTCCTTTTTATTGATGAAGCGCAAGACATGCCACGTATTCAATACAACATGGTAGATAAATTAATGAAAAATAGTAAAGAAACTTATATAGCCGGGGACGATGATCAAGCTATTTTTCGTTGGTCTGGCGCTGATGTAGATCGTTTTATTAATTTAGAAGGAAATGTTACAGTGCTTCATAAGTCTTATCGTTGTCCAAAAACTGTTTATGAATTGGCTAATCATATTATCTCTAAAGTTAGAAATAGAAGAGAAAAAATTTGGGAACCTAAAGAAGAGGAAGGAAAAATTAATCAAGTAGCTGATTTAAAACATGTGGATCTATCAACTGGTAATTGGTTAATATTAGGGAGAACAAAAAAAATAAGAAATGAAAAAATAGAGTCTTTCTTAAAAGACAGTGGTTTATGGTATGGAAGAGGAGAACATCGCCCTGTTGTTCCTTCAACTTTAGATGCTATTGATACTTGGCAACGATTAAAAAAAGAAACTGTTGTGTCTTTATTAGAGATAAAAAATTTATATAATAAAATTAAATCAGGTACAGGGATTAAACGAGGGGGTAAAACATTTAAAGGGAAAGATGAGGAATCTTTATTTAGCTTAGAAGATTTAAAAAAAGATCATGGTCTTCTTGTGGATGGAGAGTGGCATGAGGTAATGGATAAAGTCACCGATTTTGATATTGCTTATTTAAGAAGATTAGAGCGAATAGGAGAAGATATTAAAGGGGAACCCAGAATTCGTGTATCTACTATTCATCAAGCAAAAGGTGGGGAGTGCGATAATGTTGTTGTCTTATTAGATCTGGGTAGATTAGTTTATAAAGCTTACATTAAAAATCCTGATGATGAACATAGAGTTTTTTATGTAGCTATTACTAGAGCAAAAGAAAATTTATATATCGTTGAATCACAACAACAAGAAGGTTATTTAATATGATATCCCAGGAGTTATTAGAAGAAGCAACAAAACTTATTGGGGGCGATAGACAAACAGACTACGGTGATAAGCTAACCAATCATCAAAACATTGCAGACTTCTGGTCTATATTTTTAAAGAAAAAAATTACAGCGCACGATGTTGCTATCTGTATGGCCTTGGTAAAAGTAGCACGGCTCATGAACCAACATAAAAAAGATAGTTATATAGACATGGCAGCTTACGCTTGTATAGCAGGGGAAATAGAAGCACGCAGTAAAAAGAAAGATCAATCGTTTGAATCAGAAGGTGAAAAACGAGGAAGAGAAACAGCAGAGTATATAAAGGAGCAACATGAAATCAGAAACAATAAGAAGTAAGGATAGACTATTAACAGTGGGCATGTACCCAGAAAACTGTAGGGAATTACGATTTGTTTATAATAAAAAATATGAATCTTTATATAAATGGCCTGAAGACTCACATTTACTTTTATCTTTTTCTCGTATTATGGGTTCTAAACCTAAGCCATCAATACAGAACTGGATAAAAACAGTAGGGAAAGAAGAAGCGGAGAGGATCATAGAAGAATCTAAACGCATAGGAACTCTTATGCATACGTATTTAGAAACATCTTTATGGAAATTCTGTAACATACAATACCAAGCTCTTCCTCCTATTGTAGCTCCTCATGGAAAAGATCCTCAAGAAATAAAAAAAGCATCAGCAATGGGTAGCATTATTCTACAGGAAGGATTAAAAAATAAATTACAAGAAGTTTGGGGCATCGAAGCACATGTGTATTTTGATCATTACTTTAGGGGAACAATTGATCTTGTCGGGGTATACAACAATAAACCTTGTATTGTTGATTTTAAACAAACACGCAATCCTAAAAAAAGAGAATGGGTAGAAGAACATTTTATGCAGCTCGCTTGTTATGGCATGTCTCATAATCACTTATGTAAAACAAAAATAGAGCAAGGCATTATTTTAATGTGTTCTCGTGATCTTCAGTATCAAGAATTTAAACTGGAGGGAAAAGAATGGAAACACTATTGCCATGCCTTTTTAAAAGAATTAAAAGAATATGTTGATGAAGAATATACAATCACCAAAAAACGTTGGGATAGTATTAATCAAACAATGAAAGAACTTATATAAAGGAGAAAAAATAATGCCTATCCCCCCTCATGTTTTAAAAGAAGCTAGAAGACGAGTTCTTCCTGGTTATCCAAAAGATTTCGTTTTTAAAAATTATGATGAATACAAGGAATATTTTGTTGGAGACAGGATCACTTGTCTTCTATGTGGCAAGCACTACAGATCACTTGGTGTCCACCTTAACATATCTCATGAAACAAGTATTAATGATTATAAAAAAAAGTACGGTATATTGTGGGGTAAAGCATTAATATGTAATGAAACACGTGAGATACATTCAGATAATGCAAAAGAAAGAATTGCTAGAGGGGAATTTATTCCTCCAACTATTGAAGGAAGAAGAAAACAAGGAATGTTCGCACGGAAGTATATTAAAAAAGGAAGAAGAAATCTTCCACTTCATAAAGTTTATGTTAAAGAAAACATTAAAGAATATAATCTTTCACGTGGTTATACAGGAGAGGTAACCAAAAAGAGAGAAGCAAATCGATCAAAAAGAGGAACCCCAGAATTTAAGAAAAAAATGGCAGACAGGCCTCAAAGCAAAGCTTTTATAGAAAAATATAAAAATTATTGGAAAGGACGAAAACAATCAGAAGAACATATTAGGAAAAGATCTGAAGCCATTAAAGCTTATCATATTAAATTAAAGGAGAAAAATAATGCAGCATAATTTTGGATTCACACAATCAGAATGGGTCCCTCCACATGAGTTACCTGATCTATCTGACGCAAAAGTCATCGCATTTGATTTAGAGACATATGATCCAGAATTAAAGACCAATGGACCAGGGTGGATGATAAAAAAAGGTCATATCATAGGCGTGGCTGTCGCTGTAGATGGCTGGAAGGGGTATTACCCCATAAGACATGAAAATGGCTTCAATTGGGATCGTAGGCGCGTTATGGAATGGTTTAAAAAATTGATGCAAATTGATGCTATAAAAGTAGCCCATAATGCTCTTTATGACCTAGGATGGCTTTACGCCGAAGGAATTGATGTCAAAGGACCAATTGTTGACACAATGATCATGGCTCCTATCATAAATGAAAATAAGTTTTCTTATGCATTGAATGCTGTTGGTAAAGATATGTTAGGCGAGTACAAAGATGAAAATTTATTAAAACAAGCAGCTATAGAATTTGGAGTTAATCCTAAAAGTGAAATGTATAAACTCCCGGCTATTTTTGTTGGGACATATGCTGAACAAGATGCTGACTTAACTTTACGATTATATCATCATATGAGGCCTATTATAGAGAAAGAAAGTTTAACAAGTGTTTATAAATTAGAAATGGAATTAATTCCTATTATTTTTAACATGATTAAAAAAGGAGTAAAAGTTGATGTGGAAAAAGCAAGAAGTTATAAAAAAAGTTTTAAGAATACAGAAAAAAAGATACTTAGTAGTATATTGGCAGACACGGGCATTGCAGTTGATATTTGGGCTGCAAATTCTATTCAAAAAGTTTTTGATAAACTTAAAATAGAATATCCACGAACAGAGAAAACTAATGCACCAAGTTTTACGAAAGATTTTTTATTACATCATAAACATCCCATTGCTCAAAAAATTCAAAGTGCTAGAGAAATAAATAAAGTACAATCTACTTTTCTTGATACTATTATTAGACATGGATCTACAGGTAGAATTCATGCAAGTATTCATCAAATGAGAGATGGCCAAGCAGGAACAGTATCAGGAAGATTAAGTTATTCCAATCCTAATTTACAACAATTGCCTTCACGCAATAAAGAAATTAAAAAACAAATTAGAGGATTATTTTT